ACATTACTTCAACTCTTATTGGATAATAAACGTATTAGCTGATGGTTGTCTATCAGCAGCAACTTGCTATATTTTAAACTTACTAACTGACAGGTTAGGTTGATAGAGTGTAACCCCTGCAGTTTCTTTTCTGTGGGGGTTTTTTAAAAATTAATTGAAATGTTTATAGAATGTAAATGTAATCCTAACTATTCAGTAAATGAAGAAGGAATAATAATAAATAATCAAACAGGTAAAGTAATGGCTGTTCATGCTCATCGCGATGGATATAGAAAGCTCGTATTACCCATAGATGGTAAATTAAAGCATCAGTTCGTGCACAGGCTTGTAGCTATGGCTTTCCTACCTAACCCTGAGAATAAACCAATGGTAAATCATATAGACGGAGTCAGGGACAACAACCACCTTTCAAATTTGGAGTGGGTAACGCCACGACAGAATTATGACCATATGGCTCATAGGATGTATTTTGATAAGATTAAAGAAATATACTATATGAATAGAAATGCTACTCTCGATGAGTTTATGCAGTTAATTCAAAAGATAGGATATATGTAAATGTGGATAACTTTTTTTGGAATATACTAAAATGTATTTATCTTTGTGTTTCATTAAAAGCAAATATATGATACACACTTTATCAATCGCACCTTACTTTATCGCTGCAGTAGTAGTAATTTACAAATTAAATCGTTTAACTAAACTAAAATAATATGAGTGTAGAGTACACATTTTACAACAAACCCCTATCACGCAAAGCATTTCTAGAACAGACAGATTTTGTAATTGAAAAGCACAACGATAGTGATTGGATAATAGACAAATACATAGCTAATATCCGTATTAAGTCATCCAAAGGTGATGAGATTTATGAACTTGAGAATCACGGAGGAAAGGACATTAATAATATAATGGATACGATTGTCAGTAAGTTTGGCATTACATTCTATACAGATAATGAACTTCATAACTGCTATCAATTACAATATCATAAATCAAAAGGTATAGAATTTCCTTACCCTCACATGCTTGATGCTAAAGGTGAATTTGATTTTAAAGCTGCAGTCGTCAGAGATATGATGTACTTTGGCAACTACGACGTGATAGACGTTTCAAAAGGAATAGTAATAATACCCACCCGATAAACAAAGAACCCCTGTAATAGGGGTTTTTTTATTTTTCTAATTGGGCGTAGCAAACTGCTAGTGCCTGTTCTTGAGTGTCATATTCGCTTCCTATTGCACCCATACAACGACTGATGTATTTGTCTTCAGCTTCGTTTGGTTCTGGCTGTGGAATAACAAATTTTTCTTCCACCTGCAATGGTGGCTTTATTTCAAAGTTATTTAATTTCAATTTGTAGATGTCTTCTAATTTCATATTATTTAAGAGTTAGTTCGTATTTTATTTGGTATAAGAATTTCTGTAAATCATCCACTTGATTCTGTATCCAACTGTCAGCACCTAATGCTAAACGATTAGCTTGAACATAAGTGCACAATCCTTTTAGATATTCGTAGGCTTGACCCTCTTTCCAATCAACTAATGGTGATGTAGTGTAGCCAACAATACGTGGACCGTATCCTTGTAATGATTCTACTAACTCATCAATCTGTTCTGTGATACCTTCGTAGAAATGTCCCAATGCTTTATGCTCGGGATATAACGTAGTTTGATGGTGCCAAATATGACCTTGTGTTTTTGCTTGATGTAGCACACTAATAAATTCTACTGCTGTCGCCATTATCGTAATTTTTTTACTGCCGTTAAACTTAATTCTTCATCTAATAAAAATATTGATTGATAGTTATGATGAATCCAAAAAGTTAATTCGTCTTGTGTTATTTTATATTTTCTATGTAGGTCTAAGTCAAGTACTCTTGTAAAGTAATCTGCTTTGTATCCTAAATTTAATTCTTCGTCTGTTGGTCTAGGTAAATAATAATCTACTATCATAATCCATTATGTCTTTTTAATTTTCTATTCTCAGCCATCAATTCATCCACTTGTTTTTGTAAGTGTTGTACTTTATTATTTAATTCGTGTATCTCAGCTTTCAAATCGTCTATCATCTGCTTGTACAAGTTAATTGATAATTCTAAATTCTTCAATACTTGATTGTCGGTCTCTGCATCACTTTTTCTTTTACCTACAAAGAAACCTGCAATACCTGTTAGAACATTTGATATTAGTAATAAAATTTCTGTACTCATATTAATAGCAATCTTGACATGGAGGATTTTCGTGTGCTAATTCACTCCATCCTCTTACACCATTTATGTTTGATTCATCACGACTATAACCTTTACGTGTTGTGTTCTTCAAATATATTCCGTTCATGTATTTGGCCCGTCTGTTCGGTATCATACCGTCCTTCGTAGACTGAGTTGTATATTGCGGAAATTGATTTTGTCCTTTACCAATTAACAAATAATCTTGCAAACGTGTCATATAAAAATCTGCACGTTGCTTTTGTATTGAACGTAGATACTTAAACGTTTCTATGTCTATTGACGTAGCATTTTCCATCTGTCCAGTTACTATACCACGGTCCATCGGCCTAAATTGTAGCGAAGGCATAGCTTGAAAATAAGCCTGTTGAATTAAAAAATTTTGTATGTAGTCGTCGACTAATGTTTTTTCTTGAGCATTGAATGTATTACCTGTTGCATTTACTTGTGCTAATAAATGGTCATAGAATAAAGTACCTAATAAAGTTTGTAAATCTATTTGTTGAGCTATCAAAATTTCTGCTTTAAGCAAATCAATCTGAACGTTTTTATTTATGTTAGTGAACGCTTTAATTTTCGTTTCACTTACTAATATAACTCCTTGTTGTGACATATTAATTTAATTTTTTAATCTTCTTCTCCTAACCACGCTACACATTCTTCTTGAGTAAGACCATATCCACTCATTAGCATTTGCATAGCTTGTTGTCTTGTTATTTTATCTTTATTGTACTCACGAACAACTCTCATCATGTTCTGCCACTCACGTCCTTTCATACCTTTGATGTTTTCATTCACTTGCATTTGTTGTTCTTCAGTTGTGTCTTTGCCAACAGGTGTTGAAACAACAGGTTTATCTACAACAACAGGATTTTCTGTAATGTCACCAGTTAAGAATAATGAAAGAGGTTTAACTTCAAACGTAGTTGGCTTTTCAAATTTGATTGATATTAATTTATTAAACACAGGTAACATTTCATTTTGGAATGGCATGATAACCATCTTACGGAAATATTCGCTATGCTCGGTAATTTCTTGTCCACCACCTAATTTACCTGCTGTAGCAATACCAAATAACTCTGCACTCGATACTCTGTGTGCTGATAAGATTGAACGTGTAATATCATCGTTTAAAGATTGATAGTAGTTGTCATTATCGTTACGAGGTATTTGTGTAATCTCAGGTGATTGGTCTTTGCTTTCGTTAAAGGATATAATAGCTTGTCCTGCATTATCTGTTCCACCGTATTGTGATTCTAATGCTCTTGTAATTGTTAGCATTTCTTCTTCACCAGGGATGCCGTTGTTATAGTTAATCCATAATGAAGGAACCATACCTTTACGTAGGTTATTCATATGGAAATTCTTAGACTCAATATCTATTTCAATTGCACGTTGTCCTGCACTCCAATCAGGAATAGGATAATAAGATAAACCTGGTTGATAATTCTTAAAGTAATAAATTTGTGATTTGCTATTATGCTCCATATCAAATGCAGGATATTCTTCAGGCTTGTATTTCTTAACGTCTGCCCAATTTGGTGAGTAGTAATAATGTTCTACCTTATCATCTTCGTTATACTTACCACTTCTAATTCTTGAAAAGTCTATGTGGTAAATTTCTGCAATACCTTTACCGTCTTTAGTTTTGATTACGTTTAATGCAAATCCTCCAAACATCATAAAGTCTAATGCACATTTCTTCATTACATCTGCAACATTCTCTTTTGGATTGATTAGGTTAACTGTAGCCATTGGGTTATTTAATGATACTAAACCATCACCCATAATTTGATTTACCTTTGAAGTAACAACTGCTTTATGGATTGCACAGTTATCGTACAATTCAATAAAGTAAGAAGGAAGCATGTTGTTAGTTCCGTAGAACACCCAATCATATCTTTGTAAAACTTCAGCAAATACTGGCACTGAGGCCATTCTAAAATCTACTTTTTTTAATTCTATTTTTTTTAATTCACTCATAATATTAGCTTATGTATATATAATTTTCATTCTCTTCATTAGGAGATATGTACGTTGTAAATAACGGTTCTTCTTCTGTTCCTTGTAAAATAGCTATACCAACAAAAACAAGTTCTGTAGTATTAGTATTAGTACCATAAATGTTTAAATTGTATTCACCTTCATAATTTAAATCATCTGTTGCTAAATCAAGTGTTATCTCACAATAACGAATATTTTGATAATACTCTAATGGATTTGATTTATTGATGACATAACTTTTTTCCTCCATACTCATTATATGGGTGAACGATAAGGTATATCCTGTAAAGTCTGTGATGCTATTATTGTTAATGTTTAACACCAATGTATTTTCCTGTCCTTTGTTAATGTAAAGCATATATAACTAAATATAAAAAATTT